ATTCTGCTTAGCAAAAGGCTGATAGGATACTAACATCCTGCCATAATGAAAAGGAGAACCCGATATGACGATACGAACCTTAAGGTTTCCACGCATATAAGCAAAATTCCTAAATTTTGCTCTCACGGCAGGATGTGAGGTGTACAAATCCCACACAGGATAAACTGCCGAAATGTCAGAAGCCGCAGCTAAAGAAGCTTTAACAATGGGAATTGGCCGCGAGAAAAAGTCCTCAATACCCAAATCGGCCGGCAATAGATCCCTAGTTAACAAGGGCATACCAGCTGTATTGACTCCTTCTTCTGCCCCCATAACATCCACAAAATTTTCTTCTTCTTGAACAACACTGTTTTTGACCTCACCGTCTCTCATTTGAGAAACAGTGATGTCATCAGACTCTGTAACAAGTGTAAATGTATCCTCAATACGCGAGAGCGCCTTGATGGTAGACACATAAGACCTGTAAGAGTTAAAAGCTCTAAACTCCGAAACTACTAAATCGCGAGCCGGCCCAGGAGGGAAAGCTATAATACGCGATCTGTAGTACAATTCAGAACGGTTCATCGGAATGGATAGAGCTGCGAATAGTTTTTCATAAAAAACTTTCGCTTTCAAGCAAAAGGTTGACAACTGAGCAACGCTTGAAGATTGAAAAGTTGACGTACGCTCTATAACTGGCATGTTTTCCAATAAAGAGCGATAAAAAACAACTGTTTGGTTTTCCCTAAAGTTGTCTGGAAATTCTTCTTTTAAAGTTCCGGTATGCTTGAATAAGAGGTAAGCAGGCAGCACAACCTTACGTCCTCTATGGGGCATCGAAATTCCTATAATTATAGTGGCTTATTTACGATGATATTACACGTTGTGTTCCACTGTCAGTTTAACGACATAAGCCTGTACCTTCCCCTAGGTACTGAGCCTTGGTCGAAAGCTCCTCTACCATTGTAGAGAGGAGCGGATTTTAAAAAAGGTTGGTAGGCGAGATTCAACGCTTTCAGCGGAAATTTCGTAATGTTCTACCAACTGGTTAAGAAGAAACTGTCTGACTCTATCAAACTGTTCCTTCTTTGCGTGGAAGAAAACCTCCCACAAAGCGGAACTCATAGTTGAAATTGTTTGATCCATAGGAGCTACAGAAGCAGACGGAATATGCCAAACTAGGGACTTTAAAATGGAATTGATTTCTAAGGGAGCGGCATAACGTCCATACTCCTCTCTAAAAACAAATTTCCGCTTCAAGAATGAGCATTCGTCAAGCTCTAAAAACTTAGTCATAGAACCCGACTTAGCAGCAGGAGTGAAAGTCATACCCAAATCTGCAAGACGATCGCGGATAACCAAATTGTTGAAGACATCTACGACCTCAGGCTTTACCGCACCGAGAACATCGTCCCCATAAAAGAATGGAAGAAAGCATTTGAAAAAATCCAAATGCTTAGTTTGCTCGCCAGTGTACCACAAATACATAAACAAAATGAGATTGCATAGTGAGTTATCTTCCGCGGTAGCATACTTGCCTGAAGGTTGAAGGTCCGCCCCAAATACGTCTCTTAATAAGACAACAATAGGAAATAGGCCATCAGAAAGAAGAGATCTAAGAGCCTTAAGGCTCTTCTTGTTATATCCATAGCCTGAAAGAAACTTCAAGATTGTGGACATTCTACATCTCTTCACCGCATGAAGCATAGTCAAGTCAAACGAACTATAGTCGCCTTCCAAAATGATACCGGAAAACTCTTTCAACTTACGAGCCAACTCATCCGATTCTTGATGGATATTAACACCTACAGAAGTAAAAAATACATCTGAGTGTTCAACCATCAGGGAGTAGAAGGGAGATAGCAAGGCTCGCTCCGCAATAAGCAAGTCGAGAGCCTCAGCATAAAAGAGTCTGGTTTTACCTGCTTTCACTTTGTCAAAAGGACGGGGCTCATCCTTCAAATGTCCAGTGAATACTTGAGGAACAGACTCCCCCTTCCCGAGAGTATCTAATATTTCTACCAGACGCTCCCTAAGTTCAGGAGTTGGTTCACGGAAAGTTTCATCACAAATACCACCAAGTGGTATGTGATCCATTTTCTTCCCGTCAAAACCAAATCCGGCACTCGTTTTGGCGTTAATCCTCCTAATGAACGGGTCATCCGGAGCACCATTAATAGCTGACTCAACATCCAAAGGTGACAAAGGAGGAACCCCTCTCTCTTTCAGGCTCTGCGTGAAGTGATCTACCAATTTGTCCTGTATGAATCCCAGGACTGCATAATCTATCTTAGGATTTACTTTATTCATCTTCTTCAAATTAACATTATATGGAGAAAGATATTCCCCATGCCTCGAAATGGGACACATCACGGGGGGCAAATAGGTCTCTGGATCAAACTTAAATTCCTCCGAAAACAAATTTGTCACCTGCTTATAAAAAGGAGTCCTCTTCAACCTAGAACGCCCATGTGCCATAACTGGACCTGGCAGCCTGCCATAATAAGTAAGGCTATGCAAAACTTCATGTCTAAATGGCGACTTCGGGACAGGATCCAGAAGAGGGCCCAAAACATCCTCGCTCTCGGATATAATATCTTCGAGTGGGAACTTATCTTGCAACTTCTTAATTCCCTTTTCTATCACGCTACGCTGTATGACAGATCCGTAAGCTGCGGAGGTTTTTATGCTCCCCGCCGAATGGATTGAAACAATGCATGAACCAGCCCCCGTACGAGCAACGAGAGGCAAACCGCAATCTCCCTTTCCATGAGTGGGCAAGGAGTATTTGGTGTAGTTTTTATACTTAACCTCACCAAGCTCATCATTATGAGCCTTAAAGGTGCTTTCTACAAACTCTACACTAGTGGGATAACCCCCTATGAAGCCTTCCATGTGTGGAGGAAGTGTCAATGTTTCGGGGAAATGGTCCAAACGGTCTTTGAACCTCATACCAACTACCCGAATCAGGGATAAATCGTTTCCCAAGTCTACACGATTCATTTCAGAAGTATGAACTGAATGAGGATATAAATCGGCAGATCCCACAGCACCACTTTGCGATATCTTTAACACACAATTACTGGGGTC